AGGAACATATGGGTCACAAAAAGGTAGACCTTCTAATGATGACAAGATGTCAGGTAAACAAAAGAATCTACCTGAAGCTTTGAAGAAAAAAATTATGGCGTCAAAGAAAAGGAAGATGAAGCGTGGCAGTTAATGAAGCTGGTAACTACACTAAACCTACAATGCGTAAAAGAATTTTTGCACGCATAAAGGCTGGTACTAAAGGTGGTAAGGCTGGTCAATGGTCAGCTCGTAAAGCACAGATGTTAGCTAAAGAATATAAATCTAAAGGTGGAGGTTACACAGGGTGAAGGCACCACAAAAAAGTTTACTCGATTGGGGTAAACAGAAGTGGCGTACTAAATCTGGTAAGCCTAGCACTCAAGGTTCTAAAGCTACTGGCGAAAGATACCTACCAACCAGTGCGATAAAATCTTTATCGGACGCTGAGTATCAACGCACCTCACGCAAAAAGAGAGAAGACACACGCAAAGGTAAACAGTTTTCTAAACAGCCAAAGAAGATAGCAAAGAAAACTAAAGGTCATAGATAATGAAAAAAAAAATTAAAACACCAAGAAAAACTTTGTTAAAAAATATTGGTCGTCTTGATACTGGCTTTGAGAAATGGGCGTATGAAAAAGACCCAACCATAGAAATACCAGCGTCAAAGGAAAAGTGGGGTGGTTATCTTTTATCTCTTTATCAAGAATATCTTTCTGATTCTTATGATGCACAAAGGAAATAACTTATGGACCTAGTACATATCATTGATGGTTTGATTGCATTAATTGTTATGGGTGGTGGTTGGTTTCTTAGTAGTCAATCAAGAGAAGTAAAGCGTATAGATATTTTATTAAATAAAACTAGAGAAGATTACGCGAAGAGAGATGATGTAACTGTATCTATTAATAGACTAGAAGAAAAGATAGATAGAATATTGGAGAAGATAAAATGAATTTAGTTGATGTTATAAAAAAACACGAAGGCTGTCGCCTTGATATGTATAAAGATACAGTTGGTGTATGGACAATCGGATACGGACATAACCTTGCCGAAGGCATTGACCAAGAAACAGCAGACTTTATTCTTGGTAGAGATTTAGAAAAACATTCTCAAGAGCTGGACAAACATAAACCTATGTGGCGAGAGCTTCCAGACTCAGCACAAGTTGTATTATTATCTATGCAATTCAATATGGGTTGGAATAGATTTTCTAAATTTGTTAAGTTTTGGAAAGCAATCGAAGCTAAAGATTTTAAAACTGCTGGTTTAGAGATGGAACAAAGCCGTTGGTGGGGTCAAGTTAAATCTCGTGGACCAGAGCTACGTCAGTTATTACTGGATATTTGAGGGGTACAATCATACTAGAAGGTATCATTCCACCCCTCTGAGGGTCTTTATATCAAGCCGTTTTTCTAAACTTTCCTGTTAAAATCTTAATCTTGGCATTTAGCCATACGAAAAAAGGGATACTGGTTTGATTGCGAGCTGAAGTAGATAACTCTGTAGTCTTGAACGCAGTTTTTACTTTCTTCCTTAACAAGATAGACTCTTTTTTTTTAGGTGGTCTACCTCTTTTCTTTTTTATGTTCTGGTCTAGCGACACGATTACCTCCTATTAAATAAATAATTTTATCGTTAGTTATAATTGACTTATACCACTCCCCACTTACTTTGGCAAAAATATGACAACCCAATTTAAGATAGGTTATTCTTTCTGGCATCTTAGTGAAATCGTAAACAACCATTAGTATTTCTTCTTAAACAAATGTTTGGGCGCACGCTTCCTAGCTTTAATAGATTCGTCACCAAGCCAAGCTTTTACTTTGGGTGCTTCTGTTCCGTAGTTATTAAACACACGTCCGTGTTTATCAAACTCTTCTGCACGTGGGTCATCTTCAAACCCTTTGTGATTAGTATTCTTTTCTTTTAGCTTTTGGAACCAACCTTTATCCCAAGTGCTACCTTTATTACTCGCCATACAAACCTCCTCTGTTTTGGCGAAGGGTGCTTACCTTATTAAAATTGTTATCTATTCAAAAATAAAGTTAAAGTTAAAGCGCAACAAGCACCCTTCATAAATTTAGTTTTTGCTTTTTATATTCTCAACATAATATCTATTTATAATATGCTTCAAAACTTGTGCTAATGACAAGTCTGTTAATAAATTATTATTTATATGTTCACGTATTTCACGAATCTGCAATGCAGACTCGCCTTCAAATTTATAACTAATTGGAATAGCAGTTTCTTTTTTACCAATCATACTCTACCTCCTTCCCATCTTTCTTAGCTTCATCTTTTGCCATAGTGTCAAGCTCTTTACCAAACGGAACCTCGTCATCTAACGTGTCCATACTTCTAGCTTCTGTCCAGCTTAAAGAAATGTTCACACCCTTTTCGCTAGAGTTAATCCACCCAGCTATACGTAACTTGTCGTCAATAGTTTTACCAGTGTAGTGTGGCTGTTTACTACCTTCTTCTCGCTTGTCATTAACAAAGATAGTGCCAACCTTTTGATAGACTTCTATATATTTTTTACCACCACCACTTGTATCTTCAATAAGAACATACCTATGTTGTTTATCTTCAAGCCAGCCTTTGCCACTCTTGATAAACTTTTGTTTATCGAATGGCTTGAAACAACTTGCTTTGCCGTGTTCTCCTTCACGATATTCTGGTTTTGCATTATAATCTTTATCCATAATTTACTCCTTTATATTTGGATTATTTTTTTTACTAAATTTATCAGCTTCAGATTCTGCATACATATCACCACTTACATTAAGTAGTTTTAGTACCACTCTGTCTTTGGCTCGTTTCTCTGCCATAGCATAAGGATAACTATTTTTAGTATTGTATGGTGCAGATTCTCCAATAGACCATGCTTCATTGTTAGAATCTCTACCTCTTACCATCACTGCAACACATTTATTTTTGATGTCAGTTTCAATAACGATAGGATTATCGAATGTTATTCTTAAATGATTAGCAATTTTTTCTATTGCTTTATGATATACAACCATAGTTCCGTGACAATCCCATAGAGATGACTCACGAGTTTCGCCAATCTCTTTGAGAATTTTTATTAAATTTTCTGGTACTTTATTCGCCATTATTTATTCTCCCTAAATAGTTATACCGACCCCACCACTTCTTACCATTATCAGAATGTTCTGGTGTCATTACGATATCATAACCATCATCTTTTAAATCAAATATGATAGCTGACAATCGTGTAGCTTGGTACTGTCGGATAGCTTCCCAACTTGTTATAGATTTATACTCTTTTAAATGCGCTAGCACTTGTGCTTTTTGTGATAACATACGATTACTCCTCAGTAATTTTAATTGTTTTGCGACCAGTTTTAGATACGCTGACAGTGAGTAGGTCACAATATAACTCTCTGTCATTGTCTGTCACATTAGATGTAAGAAACTTCTTAGCATCTGCATTTGTTTTTGCATCATAGTAAGTACGCTTGTACTCGTGTGCCATATGCATAAACTCATTGTCGTGTGACATATTTCTTTTAACTCTATCATCAATAGGTACTAAGTCTGATGATGGTTTCATTACTTCAAAGTTTGTTGGTGCTTGTCCAGCTCGTAAACAATCCCAAAACTCTTCAATGTAAACCCATATCTTATCAAAATATTTTTGACTCCAACCTACTTTGACATACTCATACTTGCTGTTGCCAAAGATAACAGATAAGTAACAAGCATCTGTTCGTGTAAGAAACATATACAGTTGCATCTGACCCATATAATAATCAGATACCTTACTCATATTACTAAATGCATTTGTATGTTTACATTCAATGACAGCACTTACTTGTTCATACTTTTCTGCTTCTGTTATCGGACCAAGATTATGTCTGTTGACTACTTCTTTGGGATAACGTGGTCGCATTATTAAACCATCTGTATGTCCGTGTAGTTGTACACCATTTAATTTATGTCCGTGTGTATTATAAAGAGCTTGTTTTTCTAACTCTCTACCATTCCATAATTCCTCTGGTGTATGGTCACGAAACCACTCAAGATTAAACTCTTCTGTTGCAATACCAAGCTGTACTGGTAGTACATCAGATAAATCTTCTCGTTCTTTTGCTCCAGTTTTCTCTAGGAACAACTCATACCAGTTGCCATTAAGTAGTCTGTTAACGTCAGACCCACCGATACTATATTTATTTTTATTCACGATAATCTCCTCAGATTGTTTACTAAGTTATACTAAATTATGTATTACATTACAAGTTATTTAGTTTATTTTCTATGGTTTTTAATAGGCTTTGCCTTACTTCTAACTTAAAAACTATTAACTCCCATAGTTCTGCATAAGTCGCCCAGAACTTTTGCTGTTTAGCATTAGTCTTGACAGCATATACAAGCAAATCTGCTGGTACATCACCAAGTAAGAGAGCCATTTGTTTGGCTTTCTTTTCGACAGATATGTTTTCGCCAACACGAGCTTGGACAGAATACAAAACTCGTAATTGTTTTTGTGCATCTTCAAATGATAAGGGTTGTAAAGATTTTTTTGCTAAGTCTAATGCTTGCAGTAACTTCTCCCTACTATTTGATTTGATTACATAACCTCTGTGTATTGGGTCGAACCCATACTCAGTACTTCTTGGTTGCCAATCTCTTTCAAGATGGTCCAGTACACCTTCTAACTTACCTTCTAATTCTTGTAGCGTTTCGCTTGGCTGTTTGGTTGCCAGCTTCAACGCCCAAGAATAATTCTTTAACATTACATTACTCATTATTATCTCCTCAAAAAAAGCTTGATTGAACATTTACTTAAAGTATATTGAGGTTACATTCCTCCTCAGAATGTAACTATAATTAATATTTAAGAGGGTAGTTATCTCCATTTCTACCCTCTTTTTATTTTTTTAAACTTAGGACGTTGATGAGCTGGCTTATCTTTTAAAGCTTTGATAGCACATTTATCACAGAAATATCTGTAAGTATTTTGTACTGTAGCTGGTGCTTTATTACAAACCATACATCTCATAAAGATTCTATTCCAAGAAGTTTTTTAATTTTTTCGTTCTTTATATTAAAACATAAGTACGCTTCACTATTCTTTTCTTTTAATAGCATTATATCAACACCAGATTTCTTACCAAGGTATGATGATATCAAAGCAAAACCTTTTGCTCTGTACTTTGATTCGCATATCAACTTAATTGTTTTATGATTTGCTTTAGCTTCTTCTGTATTGTCTGGCACCCATAACTCTATGTCATTGGGAAAATCTTTTAAGATACCACTTAATGGTTGTCTTCTTGCAGACCAACGCCATTCTTTGAATAAAGAAACCCACCAATTTTCGTGGTAGGTTCCTTTTCTTTTTTCCTTACTTGACATTGTTGACAACCTCCATATTGATTATGTCGACTAGTAAATCTAATTTAACTTGAAACTCAATGTTTGATGGAGTTTTATTTTTAGCTTCACCTTTGTTAGTGATAGCATCACAACCCCATAGACTTCCAATATCTCGTATCAAGTTGTATTTTACCTTATCAACTATTTCAGTTGGTGTATGTTTTCTATACATTATTTACCTCGCTTTACTTTCCATACTCGTTTTGAATTTTCTTTATAGCTTCTTGTGATGGCTGTAAAAGATTCTATTTTTTTAATAGCTCTTGCTAATCTTTGAGCTTGATTAGTTAATAGTATTACGCTTTCACCTTCTTTCATTTCTCTGGCTAAGTCTATCCAACGAAATAAATTAACGTGCGAATCGCTCACAGGTACTTCCTGTTCTATTGATATATTCGCCCAACCATTTAAAGAAACACGTCTTGTTTTATATGCAGTAGTATCATCACCCATTGTCTGCTCTCCAGTTTGGATTTTGCATATACTCTATTATCAAATCTCTGGCTGTCCAGCAATCAAGTTCAAAGTCATCTTCAAGAAAAGGTCTTACTTGTAGTACATTGTACTCACCTTTGTCTCTGAACTTTCTAATGTAGTCAAAGATTTGTTTCTTTTCTTTATCACCTAATTTATCCATTCGGCTCTCCTATAATTTATATTTGATGTGTGATGTTGATAGTCTTCATACAATATGTTTGCTGAATACACAGCAGTCTCTTGTACTGGTACATTTTGCATTAGATAATCAACAGCCTTTTGTGCATCTGAACTTGCACTCCATAATACACTTGGCTTTTCTTTTAGTATCTTTATCCAAGATTTAAGATAGCTTAGTGTATCTGATTGACGTTCACTATATATACCAAACTTTGCACATAAGAATGAAGCACCCAGCTCTGCAACTAATTCTTCTCTGGCATACACATCTTCATTACGAATCTTTTGTGTGATACCATCTCTGTCTAGCCTGTGCTTTGCTCCTGTTGCGTGTATATATTCGTGGAACATTGTACTGTAGTAACCATTGGTTGACTTGAACCATTTGGTTTCTGGTAAATGAACAGCGTCTTCACTGATTCTGTAGTATGCTCTGCGTGTATCGCTGTGTTTAGTTTTGATATCACAACTCTTTAAGAAAGCATCTATGTCTTGGTTAGCTGTGAACTCAAGCTCAACCTCTGGCTTGTCGATAAATTTCTCTGGCAAGTTTTCTACTTGGTCCTTGTTCCATACTGGATAGGCTGAGAAACCACCAGCATATTTATCTCCAGTTTCTTCATCAGTTTTTATGTATGGACGGATAGCAAACTGTAGCCCAGCTTTGCTACCTTTCTTTAGTTTACCACCTACACTATTCCATTGTTTGATTGTCGCCCAATCATTACTGGAATAGTTATACATCTGTGATGCAAACCATAACCACATTGCATTGCCACCACTAAACTCTATGTTACTTACAACATTTCTTGGTGGCGTAACTGCTCCGTGCCAGGGGGCTTCCCACCCACTGGCACTCGCAACACCTGATTCTAGATTCTTGATTATCTCCTCGACAATCTGTTGCTGTTTACTTGGCATATCTTTTCCCCCATTTTTTATTTGATTTGACCAAAGCTTTACGTATTGTTTCAGTAAAGTCTGCGATAGGAACTAGCTCATAGTCTTTGCTGATATCTTGAACTGTAAATATTGGAAGTTTTCTATCATCATTTTTACTTGTATGAAGAAAAGTAGAGATAGTTAACTCGTGGTCGTAACTACTATTTGGTTCTCTGCATTTAAACCTTATACTAA